CCACAAAAGCGGCGAGCAGAACCAAAAATAATAAATACCTTGCACTAAAAGCCATATGTGTTTCCGATTTAATTGGCCTGCCTGCTAAGCCGTTTGCCATACCTTCATTACACAATGCAAAATCTAACATCTACAAGCTCATTAGGCGAGAAAGAATAATGTTCTTCGCTTCTGCAGTCATTAAAGAATGGGCTACTGTAAGCGCGCGACGCATTTGGGACTGATTTGCGCTGCATTTGGAACTACCTAAACTGCCGCATCGCGTTAAAAGTGGCAAATCGGGGGCGATTTTAACAGGCTATCCAACCCCTTCCTGCCACCTACCAGTTTCGTATCACCAACTCCGCCGCTTTACTCCCCTTGCCACCACCCACCGTGTAGCTGATCGGGAGGCTATCCATTGGCAGCCCAGCGAAGGCTTTACGCATCGCCGGAATATCGTTCACGCTGATCACCATCTTGCCCTTGATCGTTCTGGCCAGCTCGGCCATGCGGTCGTACTGATCGATGCCGAACTCTACACCGTAGCCCTCTGTCTGCCAGTAAGGTGGGTCGCAGTAGAACAGGGTGTGGGGACGGTCATACTTGGCGATGCAGGCTTCCCAATCAAGATGCTCGATGAAGGTCTGTGATAGGCGCAGGTGCGCTTGGCTGATGTCTTCTTCCAACCGTAACAGATTGAGGCGTGGGCCACTGGTGGCGGCCGTGCCGAAGGTCTGGCCGCTGACTTTGCCGCCGAAGCTGTTCTTTTGCAGGTAGAAGAAGCGCGCGGCGCGTTGCACGTCGGTGAGCGTTTCTTCGGGCGTCACCTGCAACCACTTGTACATCTGGCGGCTGGTCAGCGCCCAGCGGAACTGTCGCATGAACTCATCCATGTGGTGTTTGACCACGCGGTACAGGTTCACCAGTTCGCCGTTCACATCGTTCAGCACCTCAACCTTGGCCGGTTCCTTCAGGAAGAAGAGCGCTGCCGCGCCACAAAATGGCTCGACGTAGCAGGTGTGCGCAGGGAACATCGGAATGATGTGCTTGGCCAGCCTGCGTTTGCCGCCCACCCACGGGATGATCGGCGCGTGTTGATTGTTAAAGATCGGGGTTTTGCTGGTCATGGTGCGCTTCCTTTCGGATAGACGCTCCAGGGCGTTCAGGTTTGGGACTCTCGGCCCTCACTAAATTTAGCGTGCCGCAGCGCGGACACTTGATCTCAATCTGCCGGAAGTCGGCCTTGGCCAACAGCCGGTTGCAACTGCCACATCTGATGATTTCCATCAATCCCCGCATGCTGTGATAGCCTCGGCACGCTGCTCGCGAGCAGTACGGTGCTTTAGCTGAACGCAGGCTACATCTGCGGGAGGTGGCCGTTAGAGTGTTGACGCACTTTAACGGTCGCACCGTCTTTCTACCTACCCCTATCCCTCACAAACCCCACCAGCTCCCCCAGCCTTGCCGGGCTATACATCTCGGCCGATGGGATACCGATTGCTTCGGCGTTCCATTCGGAGCAGAAATACTTGCTGCCGTCTCGCCCGCCTCGGTTGAAGAGCTGGCCGCGAAACAGGCCGAGCCAGTCGTAGGCGCGGCCTTTGGTTTGCTCGAAGAATGCCAGCACCTGCGCGGCATCTGCCCAGGGCAGCGGGATCACGTCCCAGTTGCCGCTGTCCAGATCGATCTGCTTGGCGCGCACGCCGCCATCCATAAAGCTCGCCGAGAGGCACACGCCGCACACCACCAACTCGCAATGCGAATAGATCGAGCCCGTCCACCAGCGCGTGATGCGGTTACCCAGCTTTCCGCGTCCTTTGTAGAGGGCGAGCCTGACCATTACAGCCCCAACGAGGTGCGCACCTGGGTGATGAATGCGCGCCACGCGGCCACGGCTGCATCCAGCTCGGCTGGCGTGGTTGCAGCACGCATGGCGGATTGCGCGGTGAAGCGGGTCGAGCGCATCGCCAGCACCGCCGCACGCAGGCCATTCGCGCGGGCGATGATGAGGTCGGCGGATTGCTGGTCGGTGATGTCTGCAGTGACTGCGTAATCCGCCACATAGGGCGAGGCCGTGCCGGTGTAGCCTGCCGCCTGAAATGCCAGGGCGGCTTGCTCGGCTTCTTCGTACTCTGTTTTGCGATTACCGATGGCGGCGGCGTAGATGGCGTCCACGTCGGTGTAGGTGGTGGCGATGGCACCGGTCACCAAACTGGTCAGCGCCACCATTGGCTGACTGGTCGAAAACACCTCAGTCGCCACATCAACATCATTTTCAGACAACACCGCCCGAAAACCTGTTCCATCTTTCTTCACCGCGTAGCTCATAGCGAATCCTCCCACCCAATGGCCTGCACCGCATTCGACGCCACTGTGCCCGTGTAGTAGATGTTTGCGCTTTCCAACACCCAGTCAGCTGCCTGTGCACCATATCCCGTCGGGTAGGAGATTAAGGGGGGCGGGTTGGTTGGCGACGATATAACCCCGAAATTATTGTTTGGGCAAAGTGTGATGCCGCCCACACCTCCCCCATTAACGGCCACGAATCGCCCTCTGACTGCTGATGGCGGAAGAAATGCGGCCCAAGGTACTGCGGTGCGAGTCGGCACGGTGGCATCACCCAGTATCCCAGACGCCATAATCGGGTAGTTTGGTACATTGGAACCGGCTGCCACTACGTATTGGACGCTACTGCCAACCTGATTAAATGCCAGCGGATACTTGTTTGCAGTGCCATCTGTGCGAATCCATCCGACACGCGCATAGTGCGTCACTCCTGCTGGAACTGTTGGCGCGGTATCAGACGGGTCTATCCAGCCACAGTTCGCAGCGCCATCCCACCCGGCAAACACTGCATACCAAGTGTCGATAGCCAACACCCCAGTGCTCAAACCGTTCTTGCCAGCGGTCGATGTGTCGATGGTCATAGAGAACGCATCACGGTGAATCTTAATTCCCGCCGAAGTCTCAAGCACAATCCTGTCGGCGGTGTAGGCTACGTTTGCGCTTATCCCGTTGGCAGTTCCTGCCAAGTTCTGGAGTGTTCCGCCTTGCGAATATAAGACATTCATCGCGCTCAATAGCTGCGTCAGATTAGTATGATCCGGCGTAATTCCCGCCGCCGTCAGCAACGCCTGTATCTCCTGTGACAGCTGGTAGAACCAATATGCGCCGCCGGTTGTTGGTTCGATACCTAGCGCCGGGTCGCCCCCAGTTGGGTAGCCTACCGAGGGCGAGGTGGGCGCAGCGGGCGGCGTGGCGGATGCGCCGGATTTCCATAGATTCGGATTCATCGTTCAATCTCCTTATTGATAGTTGATCAGTAATATCGTGTGTGCGGGCTTGTCATCCAGCAGCGCGCGTTCCAGCAAAAGCCCCTCGAACCAGATGGCGAACGGATCATCTACCGTGCTGTCCACTGACCACTCTTGCGCCGTCACGGCGGGCGCGTTTACTCGCCAGGCGAAGTTCCAGTCGAAGCCATAGAGCGGCGCATCAACGCTGTCACCGACAGTCCATTCGCGGAACTCGGTGATGGTGATCACAAACCCCATGCGCGCAGCCATCGCGATGAAATACGCCGGGCTTTGGCCGCCGCGCTCGGTGATGCGCGAGACCAGATTGGCGCGACGCTGGTCGGTGGAGAGCAGGCTGCCATCCAGCGGAGACAGCGCGGATAAGCCCGCGACGCGTTCCCAGTCCACCAGCAGTTCGGTGGTGTTGCGCGGATCTGCCTCGTCGATCACTTGGCCCGCGCGCGCATCGATGCGGGCGAATTCCTCGCTCAGCGCAGACAGCAGGCGGGTGAGCACCGCATCCGGATCGCGCGCCCACGCAGGCCCCTGCGGCAGCAGCGCCTGCAGCTGGCTCAGGTAATCTGCCGGCGTCATGCCCATGTGATGGTCCCCATCGTGGCCATCTGGCCGGTGGTATGCGTCACATCAGCGGCGGGCACGGTCAGCGTGTGGTCGGTTTCGCCGGTGGCGATGCTGATGGCTTCGCGGATATGCGAGCGCAGGATGGTGCCGCCCGGCTCGGCTTCGCGGCGGATGAGGTCGGTCAGCTCGGCTTCGACAGCGGCTTTGACCGATGCGGTGGACGGGGTCAGCGCAATGGTGAAATCGAGCGGCACCGCGACGGGTGCCACCACGGTGACTTGCGCCGTCACCGGACGCAGCGCATCGATGTAAGCCTGTACCGCCGCCACCTCGCCCGCGTCGGGGATGATGCTGGCGTCGTCATCGCGCACGAATCGCACGGTGACAGTGCCGGGGCCAAGCTCCAGCGGATACACCCAGGCGCGGGTGACACCGGGCACTTCCAGCGCCCAGGTTTCGTAGTCGAATGCGGCACCGCCGTGGGGCGGCTCTTTGATGCGGGCGAGGACGCGGGCGCGCAGGGCATCGTCTGATTCGGTGTCGGTGCCGCCGGATAATCCATCGGCGGCGACTGTCGCGGTGGAGGTGATGCCTGCGATGGGAGTCGTCAGCGTCAGCGTAATGCCCGCAACGGAATTGCCAGCCGCGCCCGCAACAACCGCCGCTACAGCAACCGCCGCCACACCACCTGCAATCGTGCCTTCGGCCGTCGTCACAAACTCCGCAGCATCTGCCCGCACCAGCGACGTGCCGGCCGGGATCACTACACCATTCGTCCCACTGAAATCTACGTCGCCCACAGCGGCGGCGGCAGGCTTGCGCGGCTGGTCAAGCCACAGCGTGGCATGCCGGTCCAGATATTCAGCCTCAGCCGTATCCGGCAACGGCTGGTTGGCCAGCCATGCGATGTAGGCATGCAAGCCGTGCGACACAGCGGCCATGCCCTTGGCCAGCACATTCAAGTTGGTGCGGCGCAGCTTCGCATCGGTGCCAGGCAAGCCAGCCTCGATATCACCCACCGAGCGGTCTATCAGTTGCTGCAAAGTTGGTCTATTGAAAGGCATCAGGTCGCACTCCAGAGTTTCTCGAATTTGAATCGTGTAGTCGTACCGTCCGGCTTGGCGATATCGATGTTCGCGCCGATCACGCCGAAAGGCGTTCTGCGCTCGATCCAGGCAGTCACTAGAACCGATTTCGCCACACCGTCACGCACCATCCAGTCCAACGCCTCCTCGCAATACTCGCGCACACGGATCACCGTCTCGGGCAGCAGCTTCGCGCGCTGCAGCAGCCACAAGCGGCTACCCATCAAGTCGCCCGGCACCTCCGCATAGTTATCCATCCACACGCCACGCCGATCCTCTGCGCCAGCAGGCAGTACATCGTCATCACCGGCACGGCGGTCGGTGAATAAGCTCAACATCAGCGCAGTGCGCAAGCCATCATCCTGGGCGAGCAGCATCGACTCGATGGCGAAGTCGGCCCCGTGTTCCATATCAACGAAAATGGTCTTTATATCGCTCATGGCTGAGGCCCTCCTGACAATCCACCGCCAGGCACAACGCCGGTGGTCAAGTGGGTTTTAAGGCTAATGCCATCTGCAGTGACATCGCCTGCAGCTGTAATCGAACCGCCCACGCTCAAGTCTTGCGTCATCTCCACCAGCGGTGTCGTTAAAGTCACCTTGGTACTCGCCTCAACTTTAACGACCGGAGCCGTCGCCGTGATTTCCGCCCCAGCCGTCACCTCGATCTTGCGGCCGCGCTTCATCACAATGGTGTCGCCCTCGTCGGTGTACAGCGCCACCTCGCCGGGTTGCAGATTCTTCAGCCGGTACCGGCGATCATCCATCACCACCACGATCCCGTGATTGCGATCACCGGACACACAAGCCATCACACCTTCCGCGCCCGCCAGCGGCACCGAGGTGTAGCCATAGTTCTGCATCCGCTCGACACCATCCGCCACCTCTCCATCCAGCAGCTTCACCTGCACCAACTGGATGCCCTTGCCGTCATCCGCCGCAGCCGCCAGCACCGCACGGCCGATCATCAGCCGCATCCGGCGACGCAGCGGATCAAGCAGCTTGTTGATAGTGGCCATCATCAGAACGTGCTCCAGTCGGTGCCCAGCGATTTCTCTCTGGACTTGGACTCTCTGATCTTGCCCTTCAGCCCCGGCGTCTTTTTACCCACGATCAGGTCGAACGCATCGCGGCTAGACAAGCGCAGGGCGCTCACGAAACCGCGTTCTTCATCCAGCGTGAACGTAACCGCCACCACCAACACATAAGCATCCACACCCAGCCAGGAAGAAACCAGATGCACCATCGTGTTCGGCTGCCACAGCTGGCCGGTCGCGGCATTGCGCCAACCCTGCACCGTCACGGTCGCCACGCTGCTGCGGCCGCGCCGCACGTTGCGCTCCCATGTCGCGCGGTCCTTATAGGTCGCATGCGGTCCACGGCTTTCCGCCAGAACCACCAGCGGGCGATAGCGCAGCACCTGGTCATCGACCGACTCCGCCTTCACCTGCGTATGGGTTTCCGGGGTCTCGAAGTCGTCATCGCTGCCGCGATCCTGCCCCTTCACGATGTAGCGCGAGTGGCGCTCCTTCATCCCGAATTCGCCCTTCGCCGACAGGATGTTCACGCCCTCGATCAGATCCGCGACCGACTCGCCATCCTTCGCGCGTGTCAGCACCAGCCCACCCTTACCATCAGAGACCGGCATCACCGCACGCATGCGGCACGCGCGCTCGATGCACTCGAAAGCGGCTTCGCCTTCAGATATCTTGTGGTTAGGGAAAGCCGTGCCGATATCGGTATCTGCCGTCACCTTGATACCGAAAGGCAGGCATAAGTCGCGCACGATCCTGTCCAACTTCACGCCCGACCATTCCCCCGTCTTATAGATCGCCGAACAATCCACCAGATCACCCGTTGCATCGCGGCCCATCACGCGAAACTCATGCGCATCCGACGAAAACGACGGCGCAACATCATCCACCCAGCCGGTGATCACCGTCTCGCCATCGGCCAATATCGTGCAGCGCTCGCCACGGCGGATCCGCCTCGGCACATCCTGCCCCGCCCAACGCTCGGAAACAGACAGCTCAAAGCTCCCCGCGATCTGCTCGATGCCGCGCTCGATGCGCGCGCGCTTCCAGCCGCCATACACCTGGTCGCCGATCTTGATCTCAACCATTGCTCAGCACCTCCAGCGGTTGACCGCCCGGCACAAAGCCGGGATGCCGCACGCGGTTGCGCGCCACGATCTCATCCGCCCGCTCGGCATCACCATACAGGCGGTAAGCCAGCACGATGGCAGGCATCGTCGCGCCCGGCGTGTACTGCATCAGCCGCGCCAGATCGGCCGCCCGCGCGCCGATATCGCGCACCAGGACTGCGCGCAGATTGGTCAACGCGAAATACACCTCATCCGAGGCCGTCTCCGCTGCGGCGTCCAGCCGGTCCACCAGGCTGTCGCGCACCGCCAGTGCATCAGTGCTGCTCTCAAACTCGATCGCACCCGCCGCACGCGCTGCCACCACCAAACCGCTGCACTGCATCAGCGCCGTGACAGCCACATCGTTCTGAGTGGCCTGCGCTTGCGCTGGCGTACCTGTGCCGCTCGTCTGCGTGCCGGAAAATACAGCCACCGCGCCGCCCGCCGTATAGGCATGCTCCGGCTCAAACAGATCCCCGATCATTGCAACCTGGGCGGCAAGCTTCTCGCCCAACGTCGAAGGCAAGCTGAGCCACTGCTCGGCCTGCCCCTGCAAAGTGCTCAGATCAGCATAGATACCTGGCAACACATTGACCTGGGCAAAGCCTCTCAACGTCGCGCCATAGGCCGTATCCAGCGCCGCGTTCACGCTGGCCAGCGCGCGCACCCCAACAAAGGAAGGCATACCAGCGATAGAGAATTTGTCCGCGAAGTCAGTGATGCTTGCCGCAACCGCATCATCCGCAGCCACCGTGATAGCAGCCTGCGTATCCACGCGCACCGTGGGGAAGGCATTGCCGCCGGCCTCGATGAACGTGAGCGAATAGCTCGCCATCCCGCCCGCATCCACGCTCTCGCTCGGGCGGCAATCCTGAACCGCAACCTGCATGCGGCCGCGCGTCGGGTGCACCAGCTCGCCGGGACCGGCCTGCTCGCAAGCCGCCTCCAGCCGGTCACGCCAAGCCATGTAGTCATCGCCCAGTACGAACGCCTCCAGCGAAAACTCGCGCGCCTTGCGCCCCATATCCTCGACATAAGGATCGTCCCGCCCAGGATAGCTATGCACCACATTGCGCCGGCCGAGCGTGGCGGATGCCGTGCGGAAGCGGAACTCGACCCCCCGGAATTTGGCCGTCTGCCATTGATCGCGCCAGGCCATCAGTTCGCCCCCGCCATGTACAAGCCGTTATGCACGTTGACGCGCATGCCCGGCTGGTCCGCTTTGAAGCCCGTCACCGACGGGTTGTTATCACGGTCGAACTTGATGCGCAGCTCGCCGTTCAGCGTAGTCTCGCCATTCGCATACAGCGCGGCCTCGGCTTCCTTGTTACCAAAGTAGAACGCCAGCAACTTGGCGATGCCTTCTCCGATCGCATCGCCACCGGCATTACCTTGCAGCCCATATTTATAAATACCCGTCCCCACGCCATAGCCGGTCGCGCCCGCTGCCGTGACGCCCAGACCAGCAACCCCCATCGCACCTGCGCCCATCAGGCGCAGCGCACTGAGATTGGACCCGCCCAGCAAAGCCGCACCGACCTTGAATTTGTTGGCGGCGGACATGCCTTTCTCCAGCACCTGTTTACCTATGCCGCCTGGCACATCCATGCCGCCCGGCATCATGCCGCCACCCGGCATGTTCACAACGAACACCGGTGTCACGCCTGCAGCAGCCTCCAGTGCCTTGCCTTCGGCCACGCCTGCCGCTGTACCGCCGAACCGCTTCGAGAGCGCCTTGCCGCCATAGCGCGCTGCTGCCAGGGTGCCCAGCACCAACCCCATACCACCAAGCACCATGTTTTCTCCGGAAAGGTCCAGCCCGCCGTTCTCCTTCTTGTCCAGCGCAAAATTGGTGATGTTCGTAAACGTCTCATTAATCGGCTTTGCAAACCCATCAGCAGCTTCGCGCAACCTTGCTTTCAAGCGGCCAGTCTGGTCAATGGAGTTATGAATCGCGTCCACCAAATCACGTTCAAGCGTCCCGCCGGCATTTTTGATTTTGGCTGCCTGCTCGCGCAGCTGCTCTATCGAAGAGCCGCTCAGCATTTTCCTCAGCCCTTTGATGGTGTCGAGATCGGTTTGTCCGAATGCCGCACTGATAAAGGAATCCTTCTGCTTATCAGTTTTCAGTTTGTCGTATTTCTTCTTGACGTCTTCCAGCACGCTAACCGGGTCGCGCTTCATCCCCTTGGTGTCGTAGAAGGAAACACCAGTCGCCTTCGATGCCGACTTCATATAGTTCATGTTGTTGAACAATCGAAGGGTGCTATCTGCCAGCGTCGCCAGGCGCTCGGGCTGGCGCTCGATCTGCGACAGCCCCTCCACGAATGCCAAGGTGGCATCGAATCCGAATCCAGCGGCCCCTGCGTTGACACCGATCCTGGAGAAAATGCTGGAGAGCTGCTCAAGCTCGGCATTTCCCAAGCGTCCGGCAACTGTCATCTTGTCGAGCAGTTCAAGCGCCTGATTTGGCTTGGCCAGATCGAAACCGAAAGCCGCACTGGTCACCGACAGGGCACTGGTCAACGAATCAGCATTCGCACCTGTCACCGCGACCGCCTTGTTTACGGAATCAATCACCGGCATCGCCTCTTTGAAGCTCAAACCGGCCTGCACCGCATTGTTGAATCCCTGCTGTAAATCGTCGATGCTCTGACCCGTTTCGCCACCCATGCGGAACAGTTCCTTGCGCAGGCTTTCTACTTCAGACTTGGATACCCCCGCCGTTTGCCCGATCTGGGTCAGGCTCTTATCCATGCGCGCCGACTGCGCGATGCTCGCCACCGCCCCGACCGAAACGCCCAACGAAGCCAGCTTGCCCTCGACCGATCCGAGCACACCCTTGAGTGCCTCGAACTCACGCTTCACGCCCCCCGCAAATTTTTTAACGCCGCGCTCGCCATTCACCATCCCCGCGACGAAGCGGGCGGTGTCGGCATAGAGCCGCATGGAGAGAGTCAGGTCGCGTGAGCTCATGATGGTTTCTTGGTCAGCTTGTCCAGGTAGTAGTTAAATTCAGCGGCTGGCAGTGCCAGAATCTCTTGGCGCGGCCAGCCGGTTTTGAGCGCGATCAGCAGAATGCAATCCAGCACATTCCCCTGATGCGCTATTCGGCTTCCCCCAGCGCATCGATCTCCGACTGCTTGTTACGCAACGCGCGGTAGTCGGCCGGTTTCAGCTTGCCCAGCATGTTGGTGGTGAAAGGTCCCGCGAATTCGTCGCCATCTTCCGTCGTCACTTTCACCAGTTGGCGCAGCATCATCTGGCCGTTGAAGATGATCGGTGTCTCAACGCCGCCGCCCAGCTTTGCGGCCTCAAGCTCCGCACACATCATGTCTTCCACATCCACATCGCGCAGCTCAAAGCCCTTGTAGATCTTCTCGCCGATCTTCATGCCACGCGGGAAATTTCCTGTGACGGTAGCCATCACACCTCCTCGCACTGCGAGCCGTAGAAGGTCGCCTTGATGCCGTCGCGAGACAGCTCAGGCGCGGGGCCGTTGAACGCATCGGTGATCACGAAGCTCTTGCCGTTGTCGGTGTCGAAGCTGATCGTGGCGTCCTTGATGCCCTGGATCTCCTTCAGGCTGATGGTGGCCGTGTGGATGATGGTGCAATCCACCTGCGGCGCTTCCAGCTTCTCCTGGTGGCCGGCCACGCCAGCGTCGCCGATCACCGGCTCGCGGCTCACGCCGCCGAATTTAAGGCTCGCGCCTTCCTTGGTGTTGTAGCGCTTGCCCGCCACGGTGATGAAAGCGCGTCCGAATACTTGTGACATGTCGGTCTCCTCTTACAGTACGAATTGAACGGAAGCCGCGAACACATCGAACTGGTTGACCACGTTCGGCGACAGGATGGAATTGATGCGGCAGGTATCCGCCGTGGAACGCACCACGATCAGATCGGCCTTGAACTGTTCCAGGTCTTCCAGCAGCCCGGCCTTTTCCGCTTTGGCGGCCGCGCCGATCAGCGTGTTGCGGATCAGCTTCGGCGTGGCGATCTGCTGCCCCGGCTGGATGCGCTCCAGCACGTCGTCACCGGCCAGCTTGTGGCGCGGGTAGTCCGTTGCGATCGCATAGCGAAACAGGAAGCGCAGATAGTCCACCGTCCACTTCGTGTTCAGCTTCAGCAGGCTCACATCGTCCATGCCGAAACTGTTGGTCTGGTAGGTCGTCACCACCTGCTCGATGCTGGCCGCGCCAGACGGGTCGAACACGATCGTGCTGATGCCGTCGTGCAGCAGCAGGTTGCGCTCGGTGTCGGTGAAGCGATCCGCCTCGGCCGGTGCCATCACATCCGGCAGCGACAGCGTGCGGAAAGGCAGTGCCGGATCGTTCGCGCCGGAGAATTCGCAGATCGCGCCGAACTGGGCAGAGATCACCCAGGGCAGGGTGGGCGAAGCCTTCAAGCCGCTGAACGTGCTGTGGCCGCTGTTGCGTGCCGAGCCGTAGGTAGAAAGCGTGCTGTAGCTGCCCGCCTTGTGGCAGAACACGTGGCCGGCGCGCATATCCATACCGCCCCAGCGTGCCTGCAGCTCCGTCTCCATCAGCGTCACATTCGCCACGTCAGTCCAGGCCATCATGATCGAGTAGGCCGCCAGCGATGCCATCGCGGTGATCGCATCCGTCACATCCGGATTGCCGGTACCGCCCGACATCGCAGTGATCGCCAGCGCCACACCGGCCGGAGTGACCTCGCCCTGGTAGTAGTTCACACGCATGTCGATATCGTTGCCTTCCTCACCCTTGTGGCGCGCGGTGACCGTCACCGTACCGATGGCTGCAGCAGCAGTCACCGCACCATCCAGATCGGCATTGATCGCGGCCGCCACAGCGGTAGCGATCTGCGTGGCCGTCTGCCCGGCAGTGATACCCACCGTCAGGCGGCGACCGCCGATATACAGAGCCAGCGTGCCGGTCGCGGTCGGCGTGCCGGTGAATACCAGTGTGCCGGTCGCGGCAGCACCGGCGGCGTTGTCGTCCAGCGCCAGCGCGTAACACTCGATGTACGGGTTGACCTTCATCACGGCAGCGATCTGCTGTGCCAGCATCGAGCCACGGCCGAAGTAGTCCACGCCGTCTTCCTTGCGGGTGACCTTGCTCAACACACCGGCCGCCACCGTGCCCGTCGCCAAGCGCTGACCGAGGATCAGCATCTTGTGCGCCATCTGCGGCAGGCCGCGCACGGCGCGGGTGTGATCGATCTCGATGTATTGGCCCGGCACGCGCCAGTCGACGGGAATGGTTTGGAAAGTGATGTTGTCCGGCATGGTGGTCTCCTGTTAAATGCTCTGATGGTTTAACGGCTTTACGCGGTCTTTTTCGGCTTGGACAGCTCGGCCAGTGTCACATCGCCATCCTTGTCGCGACGCGCCCAGTAGCTGCTGTGGATCACGGTATCACCCGCCTCCGGCAGGTAAGTGCCGTCTTCCTTGCGCACGCGCAAGCTCTTGGCCGGCTTGGCGAATACGGGTTGTCCGAATTGCAGTTGCATGGTCATCTCCTTATGGTTGTACTGGTTGCTGATCCTGAAGATCAGGCTTGCTGATTGAATAATCCGGCACATCACCGGCCCACTTGGCATGCTCTGCTGCCGAATCGTGCGGCGCGATGTCGTAGTCCGCACGCAGCGTGGTGAACTCGGACAGCGCAGTTTCGTCGATGCCGTTCGGCAGCGCCGCCTGCGTCTCGACAGTAACCACGCCTACCGTCAGGCCGTTTTGAAACAACACAGCCTCGGTCATGAATTCGATACCCGTCACGCGCCAGACATAACCGCCCGCCTGGCCGTTCTCCACCAACCCAAGCACGCTCTCGATCATCGCGTACACGCCGACTGTCAGGCCGTCGCCGCGCCGCGCCTCTTCGTGCCCGCGCGCATTGCGCGCCACACAAACCAGCCCGTACGAAATTCTGGCCGATCCATCAGACACCACAACAGGCTGGCCGACCACCACATAGACCGCAGGCGCGTCGGCAGCCATGCGCTTGACCAGGTTGTCGCCGTCGATATCCGGGAGCGTGCCCACCTTCTTCAATTTCTGCGCAAGCGGACTCGCCTCGATCACATCTACCAGCCCAACTTCCATCTCCGCAAACATCAGCGCGCCCCCTCGATGCGGTCGGCCAGCAGGTTGAGGATGTCGGCTGCGTTCTCGTCGTTCACGCCCAGGTAAGGCCGTGCCGGGATCGTCACTTTGCGGCCGCGCCCCGCCTTGCCACCGAACTGGTGGATCGCCGCATAAATGCGGTTCGTACCCCATTCGGCATATTGGCTGCTCGATTTGGCTGTAATTGAGTCACCAAGATGGCCGTCTCGCGTCAAAATTTTTCTGCCGAGCGCGCGATTGATTGCGCTCTTTCTGATGCGCCCGTCCTTGCGGAGGTGTTTTTTTCCAAAAAAACCACCCTCGAACAATTCGGTTTTAAGCGGCTTCCAACGGTTGCCCTCCGGACTGATCTGCAGACGGAATCGCTCGCGGGTTGAGCTCTCGCCATAGGCGGCGATATCGCGCAGCGCCGGGGCGGGATTCATTCCCAGAGCGATCAGCGCCATCAGCTTGGCGCGGATGCCGCTATCCTCGATCTCTTCGCGAATGAGGATGCCGTTGGTCACCTAAAACCCCTCCAATGACGACGCGTTAAATACGCGATCCGGTGCGGCACATTTCACGCTGCCATGATCTTGCGGAGCCACCTGAGAATCGTTTTTTCCCAGATTGATTTTTCCCGCGTTGATCGCTTCCAGCAGCTTGACCGCATCCTTGTAGCGTTGCGTGATCTGCTCGGTTGCAATGTCGTCGTACAACGCATAGCGCGCGAGATTGCATGCAACCCCCACGATCAAACGCGGCACCACTGCCAGTGGCGTCTCGTAGCGCGAGATCAGATAGCCATCGATCACACTGTCCGCATCGAGCAGCTTCTGCTCGATCAGCGCCAGCGCGGTTGCGGTCGCTGCCTGCTCATCCACCGTATAACCGCTCATATCACCGCCAGTTGCTGCTGCCTTCAGCATCTCGGCCGATACCAGGCGCGGGATACTGCGATCAGCCCGCTGCGCGATCTCGTCGGAAGCGAACTGGTCCAGCAGAACGGATGGGGTGGCGTAGCTCATCGTCGATTACTTGGCAGCGTTGATCTGTTCCCAGGCGGCGTTGCGGACTGCCGCCACGACGGGCCAGCCGGTGATCGCGGCAATGGCCTCGGTCTTCGGCGCTTGGTTCTTCATCCACAGCGATGCGTCGGCGGCGTCCAGCTTGCCGATCGCGTCCACGATGGCGGCGATGCGCTCGGCTTCGTCGGCGGGCGCGGTCGGCGTGTTATCTGCCGCTGCAGCGCTGATGGCGTTGACGGTCAGCAGGTCTTTCGCGTCCTTGTCATCCAGGTCGATCTGCGCACCGACGGCGTATTCCTTGCCGTCGTGCCGGATCGGGCTTTCTACTTGATATGTCTTGGTGGCCATGTTCTATCCTCTCTCTTGTCCAACCGCCCCATGCTCAGGATGGGGCGGGGGCGATATGGGCGCAGTGCCCCGGCTCTTCAGGTATTAGCTGACGACGGTCTGGATCAGGTAACCGGCGGCGGCGGCGGCGATCACCGGAGAGCGCTCGTCGTTTACCGGGTACATCCAGCTGTTCTTGCCACGGTCCATATATGCCGACTCGACCATCGGATAGTTGCGCAAACGATAGGTGTATCCGAAGCTCGGCAAACCGCCGTCATCCGCAGATGCGGTCTCGGTGTAAGCCACGACCACATCCTTGCCCCACACATCAGTCATGGTGCCGGAGGCGTTGTAGATCGCATCGCCGCTCACCACGCGCTCGACATCGAACAGGTTGGCCAACATTTCCAGCGTCACGCTGTCGCGACCGGTGTACTTCACGCGGTCGATGATCTTGGGGTGGCGTTTTGCCGCCTTGAAAGCCTTGGGCGACAGCACCACGGTGTTCGGGCGCATGCCAACTTGCGCACGGATCGCTTCGACGGCGGTATCGATGTCGGCTGCCGGATCGGATACACCGGATGCGTAGTCATCCCAGCGCGACGTACCGGCCAGCGCCGTCTTGTTGGAAGCGGCGTAGTTGGCTGCATTGCGGGCGATGGTGGCGGCCTGGTGCTCACTGGCCAGCAGGATGATGTTCTGTGTCTTGGTGACAGCGCCGCGACCGAGATTGATGCCGGGCACCTGGTTGGCTTCCTGCAGGTGTTCGAACGGCACCTTACCCATCAAACGATGACCTTCGAGCGCATAGGCCGCACCGAGATGGCCGAACTGCACTTCTTTGGTATCCGCACCGGGTGCGCGGGCCGTGTTGTACAGCAAGAAGTCTTCCTTGCCGAACTCGAGGATCTTGCCACCGCGCTGGTCGACCGGCACGACCGGGAACAGGAAGTCGGCCACCATGCGGCCGTTCTTGTAACCCTGCGCAACGGTAGACAGAATCGGATCGACCACGCGCGCCTGGGCGTTGGTCATATTGCCGATCACGCCGATGGCCATCGCCGCATCCGGATCGATCCAGCCCGCATGCGCCATTGCGCTGAGCGCCAACACGCCGAACAGAATGCCGGCCAGTTTCCACAGTTTTCTTTTCATCTCACGTCTCCTTGTGTATTGATTGATTAAGCTGCGTTGGGGATCAGCAGCACTTCGATGAAGTCACCGTCCGCGCTTGCGGCATCCAGTGCCACCGCAACCTTCGCGCCGGAAGTCACCCAGGTGATCGCCTTGCCGTTGGCATCAGCTTTCAGGGTGGCACCGGCTGCAACAGCCGCGCCCGCTTCGACGATGGCGGTGCCCAACACATCGACCGCCAGCACGTCGCCATCTGCAGCTTCGGTCGTGGCGACGCCCAGGGTGTTCTCGTCCGCCACCGCCTGATCGCGGGCGTGTGTCACGAAACGGTTCGCGACGATGGCACCGCTGGCCGCGATGGACAGCGTCAGCAGTGAAATGGATTGTTTGCTCATGTTGGTCTCCTTGGTTGGGGGGTTAAGCGCTCACGGCGGCCAGAGCGGCCTCGTAAGTCGTCTTGTTGGCTGTCTGGTAGGCCAGCACTTTGCCGTGCAGCGCCAGGCGGTCGGCGTCCACGTCGTAGCCGGAAGGCGCTGCAAAGTTGACCGTGCCGCTGGCATCACTGCCCGCACCGGACACCTCGCCGAACTCAACCAGCTTCGGACTGGCCTGCAGCGACGCCTTATAGGCATCCAGCAACGGCTTCTTCGCATCGCCCTCGCCAAACTCAACGGTCACATCCTGCGCAGCCATGAAGTCCATCGTGGCCACCGTCACGTCCTTGCTCACGGGCAGCAGCTTGCCTTCCTGCACCAATGCCTCGGCGAAAGCGGCATGCTCTGCGTGTTTGGCGGCAGCCTTGGTGGACTTGTCGCGCGCAGCAGAATCTGCCAACTGTTGTTTCATCTGGGCGTTCTCGGCCTCCAGCGCGGCCTTTTCTTCAAGTGTCACGGTTACTCCTTTCTCAGAAAACGATGCAGCAGGTGCACCAGCGGTTGACTCTTCATTCAGGGATTCTTTCAGCTCGTCCTGGGCGGACTGCTCAAGATTCTTGACGGTGTAACCAGGCACGACCTTGTCGGCTTCTTCCTGGCCGAACTTGCCGATGATCCAGTCGCGCAGACTGCGCCACAGGCTGGCGTTGTCCACGTCGTCCCATTCAGCGAACTCGACCACGCCTTCTTCGGCATCGGCGAACTCCGGATTGCGCAGACCTTTGACGGCAGGCGCTTGCGCGCCGAGGAAGCCGATATGACGGAGGTAGAAGACGCCCGGCACAGGGTTGTTCGGTGCGTCGGGCAGATAGAACGAGGCGCTGACCTTCTTGAAGGCACCGGCATCGACCATATCGGCGAAGTCGGCATTGACCTGGCTTGGCATCGCCTCAAGTGCACCATCGGCGTAAGCCAGCGATGCGGCCCAGCCATAAGCCGGGTCGTCATGCTTGGGGTGACCAACGACCAGCGGCGCTTCGTGCTTGGCCGGATCGTATGCAGCGGCAGTCGCCTGCAGGTCTGCGTCCGAGAAATCCAGCGTCACACCGCTCATCGCGGTGCGCTTGCCGGGCTTGAAGATCTGGATGGGCTTGGAAGATTTCATGTCGCCATTCTGGGGATGGCGACGGGTGCGGGCGATACTGACAGGCGTCAGTGCTACGAGAGTGGGTGATTCAGCTTTTTCAGACTGCCACATTTACAGGGAAATGGGAAGCGATGCGCAATCCCCACCCACGCGCGATGAAAATTACCCGCGCAGAGGCCGTTAGACCCCCGTTAAAAACGTCGCGCCGGAGATTTGGCTACATCGGGCCGCAAAACAGGGGCGTGAAGCGCCACAGGGCATCCAGCATTTCGAGCATCTGGCGCATCCCGTCGAGGGAGCATATACTGCACCTGCGGGCGCGACACGGTGCTATTCCCCCGGCCGTAGCACGGCAGAGATGCCGGAGCGCCATGTGGGGTTGCCGGGTAACCGGATCGGGGGGCCCCACCGCCCGCTACTTATTCCCTTCCTGCTTGCGTAACAACCTGCGGATCTCTTCATCCCGTTTAACCTGGCTGCTCGACAGCCTGCGGAAGCTGGTCATGAACACCGCCTTACCGCTGCCGGTCGCTTTAACCACCGTCACATACCCATCCAGTTCCAGCAGATAGAC